CTCTTTCTCGACGAGTTCGCATTCGTCCCGAATCACATTGCTGACTCGTTCTTTGCCTCTGTTTATCCTACTATTACTTCTGGTAAAAGCACAAAAGTCATCATAGTTTCTACCCCACATGGTATGAACCATTTCTACCGCATGTGGCATGATGCGGAGAAGGGTAAAAATGAATATGTTCATACTGATGTTCACTGGTCTGAAGTTCCTGGTAGAGACGCAAAGTGGAAAGAACAGACCATTGCAAACACTTCGGAAGCACAATTCAAAGTTGAGTTTGAGTGCGAATTCCTTGGATCTGTTGACACACTTATTGCTCCAAGTAAACTTAGGACATTGGTCTATGATCATCCAATCAAAAGAAATGCAGGATTGGATATTTACGAGTCACCAAAAGAGCAGCATGATTATATTATCACAGTTGACGTTGCCAGAGGTGTTGGTAATGATTATTCCGCATTTGTAGTTGTTGATATTACTCAATTTCCACATAGAGTTGTTGCAAAATATAGGAATAATGAAATCAAACCCATGCTATTTCCAAGTGTTATCTATGAAGTAGCAAAAAATTATAATAGTGCATATATCCTTTGCGAAGTTAATGATGTTGGGGATCAAGTAGCATCAATTCTCCAGTATGATTTGGAATATCAAAATGTTCTCATGTGTTCCATGAGGGGTAGAGCAGGTCAAATAGTTGGGCAAGGATTTTCTGGGAAGAAGACTCAACTTGGAGTCAAGATGTCTAAGACTGTTAAAAAAGTTGGATCACTCAACCTAAAGACTCTGATCGAAGAAGATAAACTATGGTTTAATGATTATGAGATTATTTCTGAACTTACTACCTTTATTTCAAAACACAATTCGTTTGAAGCAGAAGAAGGATGTAACGATGACCTTGCAATGTGTCTTGTCATCTATGCCTGGTTAGTAGCACAAGATTACTTCAAAGAACTTACCGATCAAGACGTTCGTAAAAGACTATATGAGGAACAAAAGAATCAATTAGAACAAGATATGTCACCTTTTGGATTTGTTATTGATGGTATCAATGATGAAGCATCATTTGTTGATGCACAGGGAGATCGTTGGTATACTGATGAATATGGTGATATGAGTTACATGTGGGACTATAGATAAATGGAATTAGACAATCAAATTAAACTTGGACATTTACTTCTCTATGAAAGAGAGTGTAGAACATGTGGTTGTACAAAAAATTTGATTGAAGGATTCTACAGAACAAGAAAAAATAGAGGTGCATCAGCATCATCATTCTCATATGAATGTAAGGAGTGTACTATAATAAGAGTTGTTGCTAGTAGAATGGCAAATAGGGTTTTGGATAGATGGGAATATCCTGACTGGTAGTCTGTTCATGCATTGTTTCCCACACGAAAAGTAACATTTTAATAAATAATTTCAGATAAACTGAGATCACGGAGAAAAAAATGGCGACTCCTCAATTATCTCCTGGAGTACAAATCCGAGAGGTTGACCTAACTGTTGGAAGAGCTGATAATGTACTAGATAATGTTGGTGCTATTGCAGCACCTTTTCAAATTGGACCTATTGATTTCCCAATTCAAGTTAGTACCGAACAAGAACTGATTAAATCTTTTGGCAAACCAATTTCTACAGATAACCACTATGAGTATTGGCTATCTGCATCAGAATTCTTGTCTTATGGTGGTATTCTTCAGGTAGTAAGAACTGATGGGAGCAACTTAGTAAATGCAAACGCAAAAATTAGTGATGCATCCACTAAGGCATCTGCTGTAGGTAATGCATCACTAAAAATTAAAAACATCGATGATTATAGACTCAATCATGACGATGGTGTAGCAGATTACGTTTTTGCTGCTAAGAGCCCTGGTCAATGGGGAAATAATCTCAAGGTTTGCATGATCGATGACAAAGCAGACCAAATCCTAACCCTAAGTGCTGCTGGAATCACTTCTGCAGTAGTAGGATATGGTGTAAGTTATGCTTTTAATGGAGAAGTTCTTGCTGGTGCTGGAACAACTCAAGCACTTGATGGTTATCTAAAAGGTATCATCACTGAAAAGGATACAACAAATAATACAATCTCAGTTAAAATTACATCTAGAGTTTCTGCAGCAGGAACTGAGACTGATGTAACTTATACAGAACAATCTGAGGTTGCTTCATTCATAGCTAACAAAGAAGTTTATATCATTGACAATAGTGGAGATGCTGTTGTTGGTGGAGTCGCAAGTACAATTACAAAGGCTGTTGATTGGTACGATCAGCAAACACTAGGGTTAGATAACTTAGTCGTTTATTGGAGTCAACTTGCTCCAAAACCAACAACATCCAATTATGCTGCAGATAGATCTGGTAAGAATGATGCACTGCATGTTGTAGTCGTTGATGACTATGGTACAATCACAGGAATCAGAGCAAATATTCTTGAGAAGCACCTAGGTCTATCTAAGGCATCTGATGCAGTTTCTGCTGTAAATTCCCCACAAAGAATCTTCTGGAGAGATTATCTAGCAGGATCTTCTGCATACATTTATGCTGGAGATAATCCTTCTGATGGATCTGGACTTGAAGATGTTGTAGCATCTGGATGGAGTACTGGTTACACTGCTATTACCACTTCTGCTGGTTTATGGGAGCAAGAGGCTCAAGATGTAACCTTTAACACTATAGGAAACTACACTTATAGTCTTGCTGGTGGTAAAGATTATGCAAATGGTTCTAACCGAATGAAGGCAGATATTGCTGATATTGTTACTTCTTACAGACTATTCAATAATGATGATATTCCCGTCGATTACTTAATCATGGGACCAGGTGGAGGAACTAAGTACGAGTCTCAAGCAAAGGCTCAAGAACTTATTGCAATTGCAGAACTTAGAAAGGATTGCGTTGCGGTGATTTCACCACATCGTGGTGACATTGTTGACATTTCGGATTCTGAAACACAAACAAATAACATACTTGAATTCTTTAATCCTCTTTCATCCTCTTCTTATGCGATCTTTGATACTGGATATAAGTACACTTATGATAGATTTAACAACAAGTTTAGATATATTCCATGTAACGCAGACGTTGCTGGTCTATGTGTAAGAACTTCTATTGAATCATATCCTTGGTTCTCACCTGCTGGACAGCAAAGAGGTGCATTAAATAATGCAATCAAACTAGCATATAATCCAACTAAAGCACAAAGAGATCGTCTCTATCCTAAGAGAATTAACTCAATCGTTAATACTCCAGGAGTTGGAATTGTTCTATTTGGTGATAAGACTGCCCTTTCTTATCAGTCTGCCTTTGATCGAATCAATGTTCGTCGTTTGTTCCTAACAGTTGAGCAAGCACTTAAAAATGCAGCAAATGCACAACTCTTCGAACTCAACGATGAAATCACAAGAGCAAACTTCGTAAATATTGTTGAACCATACTTACGTGAAGTTCAATCTAAGAGAGGTGTTTTTGATTACCTAGTAATTTGTGATGAGACAAACAACACTCCCGATATCATTGACAACAATGAATTTAGGGCTGACATCTTCTTGAAGCCTGCTAAGTCTATCAACTTCGTCACACTTACATTTGTTGCTACCCGCACAGGAGTAAGTTTTGAAGAAGTTGCTGGTAGAGTTTGATCTAATCATAAATTAACTTAAGGGGGATTATTCTAAAATGGCTAACAACTCACCAACACTCAAGAATCTATCAGCATTTAAAACAAGACTTGCTGGTGGTGGCGCCAGACCAAATATTTTTGAAGTTGCACTAGATAACTTTCCTTCTGAAATCGCATCTTATTGGGGTTCAGAAGAAAAAGTTGACTTTAGATTCTTCTGCAAAACTGCACAATTGCCAGCTTCAAACGTTGCAGCAATTGAAATTCCTTTTAGAGGTAGAACTCTAAAGGTTGCTGGTGATAGAACATTTGATACTTGGTCAGTAACAGTTATCAACGATGAAGACTTTAGAATTAGACATGCTTTCGAAGCATGGTTAAATCTACTCTCCAAGCTTGATAACGCAACTGGTGCTGTAAATCCAGCATCATATATGGTTGATGCAAATGTTTATCAACTAGGAAGAAGTGACAAACTTGAAGGAACAAAAGTTCGTACCGATGTCTCTAAAGCTGGTCCTGGTGGAACAGTAACTGGAAGTGGGAATTCAACAGTTTTAAGATCTTATAAGTTCATTGACATTTTCCCAACCAACGTTTCTGCTATTGACGTTTCATACGATACTACTGATACCATTGAAGAATTCACCGTAGAATTCCAGGTTCAGTACTTTGAAATCAATGATGGTCCAGGAACCCTCAAATAATATAGGATAAATAGTAAGAAACGGACAATTAAATTATGGCTAGACTTTTTGGATTTTCAATTGAAGATTCAGATCCAAAGTCACCCACAGTCGTCTCCCCCGTTCCTCCAAATAATGAGGACGGGGTTGACCATTATTTAAGTACTGGGTTTTTTGGATCTTACGTTGATATTGAAGGTGTATATAGAACTGAGTTTGATCTACTCAAAAGGTATAGAGAAATGTCTCTTCACCCTGAGGTAGATAGTGCTATTGAAGACATTGTTAATGAAGCAATTGTTTCCGATTCTGACGACTCACCTGTAAAGATTGAACTATCTAATCTTAATGCTAGTGATGGTATTAAGAAAAAAATACGTCAAGAATTTAAAAATATTTTAGATCTATTGGATTTTGATAAAAAATGCCATGAGATATACAGAAACTGGTATATTGATGGCAGACTTTATTATCACAAAGTCATCGATTTAAAGAAACCAGAAGAAGGTATTCAAGAACTACGTTACATTGACGCAATGAAAATGCGTTATGTTCGTAAAACTAAGAAGGATAATAAAAATCCTGGCATTTTGGTCAGAAAAAATGATCAAGATCCCATGGATTATATTTTCCCAGAGGTAGAAGAATATTTCTTATATACTCCAAAACTTCAATATCCAAATTCAGCATCTGGTGGAATGAATGACTCTAAGGGAGTCAAAATTGCAAAAGATGCTATTACATACTGCACATCTGGATTGGTAGATAGAAATAAGGGAACTACACTATCATACCTTCACAAAGCAGTCAAGTCACTTAATCAACTTAGAATGATTGAGGACTCTTTGGTTATCTACAGACTTTCCAGAGCACCAGAACGTAGAATTTTCTACATTGACGTTGGTAATCTGCCAAAACAAAAAGCAGAGCAATATCTCCGTGATGTTATGATGAGATATCGTAACAAATTAGTGTATGATGCCAGCACTGGTGAGATTCGTGACGACAAAAAATTCATGAGTATGCTAGAAGATTTCTGGCTACCAAGACGTGAAGGTGGTAGAGGAACAGAAATTTCAACTCTTCCTGGTGGTCAAAATCTTGGAGAAATTACTGATATTGATTACTTCAAGAAAAAACTATACCAATCACTTAATGTTCCCCCATCACGAATGGATGGAGATAGTGGATTTAATCTAGGTCGTTCATCAGAAATTCTGAGAGACGAACTTAAGTTCACCAAATTCGTTGGACGTTTGAGAAAAAGATTCTCAAATATGTTTAATGATATGCTTAAAACTCAACTCATTCTTAAGAATGTTGTGACCCCAGAAGACTGGGAGATGATGAGTGAGCACATTCAATATGATTTCTTATATGATAATCACTTCTCTGAACTCAAAGAAGCAGAGTTGATGACAGAAAGATTAAATATGGTTGCAACTGCCGAACCATATATTGGTAAGTATTATTCTCAAGATTATGTAAGACGTAAGATTCTTCGTCAAACTGATGAAGAAATTGTTGAACAAGATAAACTTATCGAAAAAGAAATAAAAGAAGGGATTATTCCAGATCCAAATGCACTACCACCTGAGGCAGTCCCACCAGAAGGTGGTGCTCCTCAAATGGATCTTGGTCAACCAATGATGGAACCAGATATGGAATCCGATGCTGCAGTAGTTGCTCCACCAGAAATTGGAGCAAAAGATCTTAAAGATGCAGAGATCTAATAAATAAAGTCGTTACTTAAATTTAAAATCATGGATGATTTAATGGATATGATTGTACAGGATGAATCTCCTTCTAATATTAGTGATAAAATTAAGGATATTCTTTTTTCCAAAAGTGCAGAAAAAATTGACGCATTAAAACCTTCAATTTCAAACTCAATGTTTGATTTTGAAAGTGAAGATGAAGAATAAGTATAAATAACTTATAAAGCACTTTTGTACTATGGCTAGAACACTATTGTTAGGTGGTGAGTCAGCACTGCCAACTGAAACTGGTACTGCTACAAGTTTTACTCAAGCATCTGCAGTACGTCTTGTAAACAATTCATCTACTGCATATCATGTAGTAGTTGTAGAAACTCAAGGTGGATCCATCATCGGATCAATGACGATGCCTGGAAATTCAGTTGAAATTCTTGAAAAGCAATATTCACATTGCGTATATGCTGAAAGTGGATCAGTGCGTGGAGCAAAAGTAGGATTTACTGCATAACCATGAAACTAATCAGAGAAGAAATCGAAAAGGTAGAAGTTATTACCGAAGAAAA